CACCGCAGTGATCGGCGTTCTGGATTCAACGCTCATGGCAATTTCGCCAGCGATGTAAGAGCCAGCCAACTCGCTCTCAACACCCAAGGCATTGAATGAATCGGATGCAAGGACGGTCGCACCACCAGTCAGCGAACGGGCGCGGGTGCTGGTCGAACTTCGTGCCTCAAGATTGAAAAGCTCAGTGCCACCAGCATTGCACAAAGATGCAAATATGCGTGCATTGGTGCCTGTGATGCTGTTGACCACCGCGCCTTCAGCGTAGAGCGTGCCCTGCGTTGCGTTGAACCAGCTTGTGAAGTTGGAGCCAGTCAGCTTGGCAACGTCGATGTTGCGCGTCTTTGTCGTGGCGTCGGTCGGGATGAATGAGGTGGCAAACGCTCCGGCCTCAAGGTTGGCAAACTGCACCGTGCCGCTGACAGTCAACGTCAAGGAGCCTGCCGCTGGCGTGAAAGTCAATGTCGTACGGGTTGGGTATGCGCCAGTACCGTTCACCGTTGCAGAGTGAGCGCCAGACAGCGTGACAGTTCCCGTGCCATAGAACGACAGTGTGTGCGCCACTGCGGTGACTGTGACCGACTGCGTTGCCAGACTTGTGCCATCAATCAGGCTGTTGAGCAGCAAGTTTGTGCGTTGCTCTTCGATCAGCAGACCTTCGCAGACCAGCGTTGTCGGGTTGTAGTCGAAGCGTGGCAGGTCAGCATTGATCGCCGTGATGACGCCAGACGAGTTGATGACCGTAGCCGTGTTGCCAGATCGAGTGAACGTCACTCGCGGATCAAGCGCAGCCGTGGTGAAGTCCAGCGCCAGCTTGGGCAGGACTCGTTCTGTTGCAGTCAGTGAGTAAGAAGGCGTAATCATTTGGGTTTCACCCAGCCTTCCTGCTCATCGTGCTTATTTGGGAAATCAGCAGGCCAGCGCATTGGCATAGGTTGATTGCTCATCGGAAAATCACCCCTTCGCTTGTTAAAGTGTTGATGGTCTGACTGACACCGCCAGTCGCGCCAGCAGCGTTGATAAACGACCCATTCTCAACCACAATATCGGTGACTGACGTTGTACCACCGCGCTGAAAATTGCTGCTTTGCGCGTTGATTGTTGAACCACTGGCAGCAAACACACCCTCGTTGGTTGCGCCAGTTCCGGTGCAAGATGATGCGTTTATAATTGATGCGCCCGCAGCATAAACAGACCTATTGCCAGCCCCAGTAATTGTGCTGCCAGTGCAATTGATTGTTGATCCTGATTCGCAACGAATAACGATGCCGGAACATCCGGTTGCGGTCAAACTTTCAACGTTGATGCGCGATGCCGCGTCTGCAAATGCCGCTGCGTCATTTGTTCCTGTGCCGCAATTATTGGCTGTGCTAGATGCTGCGCTAATTGTTGAACCACCAGATGCAAAATATCCGTAAGTGCCAGCGCCACTTACATCGGTTTCGGTAGCATCAACCGTAGAACATGGGCTTGCGTAAACGCCGTTTTCGCCGCAGTCGGTAAGCGTTGCACCTCGCGCATGAATAGTGCATCCGTTACTTGCCAAAACACCCGAATGCTTGGCGTTTGTGGCCAACGCATCACGGGCCGCAATCCATGAACCATTAAACGCATAAATGCCATATCCAGCAGCCGCTGCGTCAGGGTAAGGCAAGTTTGTACCAGGGGCGCACCCAGCATAGTTTGATGTTACGCCATCGGCGCTCATCCAACCAGCATCGGTTGCGCGAAGGTTGTATCGGAAACAGTTGTTTGCAGTACCGTTGTCAATTACCAGAATGCCGCCGTGGGCTGCTTGAGCGCCGTAATACATTGAGTTGCTGACATCTGCGCCTGATGCAAATACAGTGCTTCCCCATGAAACAATGCCTGATCCAGTTGTATTATTTTTAGCACACCCCGTCCAAATAGTGTCAAAGGCGTAGATGGTGCTGCCACCGTATGCGCGGCAACCATCACCCCAAGTATTTTTAACGCCACAATTTGCCTCAACATAACCGACAGATGCACCCCACGCAGCGTAGCCATAATTTGCTTTGGAGTTGGCATCCACAAGGCAAGCCAAGCGCGGAAGTTTGGCGTTTAAACCGTAGATGAAATTTGCAGACGTTCCGAAAGACGGAGACAGCACGACCTCTGCATCGGTCGAGGTGATGCGGAATTGTGAGTAATCACCATTCGCCACGGTGCATCCGCTTTGCGGCGAATGGCCAGACTCGATGTTGAGCGTGATGGTGATCTGCGGATTGTTCGGTGCCAAGCAGTCCACAGCCGTCTGCAAGTTTGCAGCATCGGTCGGAATGCGCACGGTCAGGTTGTCATTGACCAGCAACTTGAATGAGCCGGTGGCCGCTGTAATGGCGTCTGCCAGCGTAGCAAAGTCGCTGATGAAGTGCTCTAGTTCGAGTTGGTCTTGAACAGTAGTTGCAACAGCACCAAAGCCTGGAGGCTGGTAAACGACCTGATCTGCGTCAATCGTTCCTGTGAAAACAACATCACTGAATCGCTCAGTCGCAGCCGGTGCGCTGTATACCACGCTGCCGTTTTTGTTCTGCACCTGAATGCTGTAGTCGCTATTGACGTACAGACGTGCAGGAGTTCCATTGCGAGACGGATAACCGTTCAATGTGCGGATTGGCTGTGGTGCTGCAATGGTTAGCGCAGCATCCCAATAGACGTTGATTGGGTTGGTCTGTGGATCAAGATTGGCCGTGCCGATCCAGATGTAGCCGTTCTCCAACGGCAACCCGTCCGTCTCTGTGAAGATCGGGTAGGTGGGTTGAATGGAAAGTGCGCTCATCGTTGGTTCTCCTGATCGAATTGTCCTGCAGCTTGCATGGATTGCACAAGCCAGCGCTCGCGCCAGCTCAGCTCTCGCGGCATCTTGGCTGCGTCAGCAAAGCGCCGGAAGGCGGCAGAAAGTGCCACGCTGCGGATCGTGGACTGGCTTGGGGTCGTCTTGGTCGCGCCTTCCACGGCCAGACGTTGAAACTCGGGTGACGAGATCAGCTCGTCGGCAGCCTTGAGCACCTCGGGCTTGACGCCCTTGGTCAATGCTGCCGTCAGGCCAGATGCGATGCCTGCACCAGGCAAGCCCACAGCCGTCGTGGCGGCCTCAGCCGGGATACCGACTGCTGCACGCTTGGCCACGTTGAAGATGTTCGACAGCAGCGTGTCAGCGCCTTGCAGCTCCTGCTGGACGGCCTGAATCCGGCCTGTGGTGATGCGCTCGCGGGTGGCCTTGCGCACGTTGTTCGAGACCCGATACAGGTCCGACAGTGCCTTCCTGGCCGGCTGCGGCAGGTTGTTCATCAAGGCCGCATAGGCCTGCTTGTTCTGCAGCAGACCTTCGTACCAGTTGGCGTAGGTGTTGAAATTCAGCGCGCCGTTCTGCGTGGCCTTGCCGAAGGCCGTGTTCAGGGCCGAGGCTGCCACCATCTGGCGCATGTCCTCTGGGATGGCTTGCAGCACCTTGATCAACTTGTCGGCGTCGCCCTTAGACAGCGCCGTGGTGGCCGTGGACAGCTTGGTGACCAGACTCTGGTCCAGCTCGCGCCCGAACAGCGAGATCATGTCGTCCTCGATGCCCTTGCGCATGGACACCAGGCTTTTGGCCAGGCGGTACTGCTCGCCTCGGCCAGCGGCCTCAGCCAGCGCGAACTGGTCGTCGTCGATCAGCGCATACAAGCGCTTCGCCAGGCCGGTGTCGGCGTCCTTGAATGCGCCTTGCTGGCGTGCTGCAGCACCGATGTCGCGCCGCACGTCATCGATCAGCGCATAGGTAGGCTGGCGCATGCCGATCACATTGCCTGCATCGTCTTTGATCTCCTTCGGAGACAGCTTGCTGCGCACCGCCTTCTCCAGCGGAGAGAGGTTTTTCGGACCGTCCAAGTCCAGCGCACGCTGCTCGACGAAGGCCAGCACGTTGTCGGCTGGGCCACGAGTCTGGGCCGGGATGTTCTGGCGCAGGTCGTCGTAGGCTGTGTTGGCTCTGCGCTCCAGGTTGGCCACCGTCTGCGACAGGTTGGTGCGCACGGCCTGGTTCATGCGGCTGAGGTCGGTCATGCCGCCGATCTGGGTGATCAGGTCGTCTGCCTGCTTGCCCACGGCTTCCAGGCCAGTCAGCTCGGCTGCACGCGCCTGGCTGCCAGGGATCGACTTCACGGCCTGCGCCAGCTCGCGGTAGGCCTGGTTCGAGGTCAGGTGATCCGGCTGCAGGTAGCCCTCGATCTTGAGCCGACGCGCGGCCTCCAAGACCTTGGGATCGGGTGCAGCCTGGGTGGCCAGCACTTCGGTGGCTCGGCCAGCGCCCATGCCGCCGCCTGTGGCCGTCCTGGCGGTCTGCGCCAGCTCGGTGGTGGTCATCGGTGCGGCTGCAGCAGGTCTTGGCGGAACTGGAAATGTCACAGCACCACTTGGTTGAATACCAGCAGGCATGACGCTAGGGGCTGGAGGAGCTGCCAGTGGCACCTCTGGGCCGACAGCGCCGGTCGGAGAAATTTCGCGCACGGTGCCGGTCGGAGGCATGATTGGTGCAGCGACCTGCTCGCCTGCTGCAGGTGCAACAGGAGGAGCCTCGCCGCCGCGCACAGCGCGCACCATCTGCGGAATGCGGGTCACAGCCTGGCCAGCGCCGCCCATTGCTCCGGCCAGCGCCACCTCGCCAGTGTCGAATCGGCCACCAGTGGCGGCCTGGGTGGTCTCGATGGCTGCCTGAGTTGCCGCACCGCCAGCAATGGCAGTGGGAATGGTGGCAGCACGGCCGGCAGGCGTGAAGGCTGCAATCGCACCGGCAGCTCGCGGGATGTCGCTGACCTGGAAGCCAGGCTTGATGGCGTACATTTGGCCGTCGATGGACGACTGCAGCACGAAGTTGCCCTTCTCGTCCTGGCTGACTTTCACGCCAGGGAAGTTGGCTTGGATGACCTGCACAGTCTCCTGCGGATTGGTCATCATCGTGCCCAGGGCCGACTTGAAGCTGGCCATGCTGAAGGTGTTCAGCTCAGGCATGCTGGCCCAGTCGGGCAGCGCTTGGGTTGTCGGCGTGGCGCGCTCGGTGCCGGTGACAGCCTCACGAATGCCACCCAGCACGCCCATCGGCTCGGTCTTCTGGAGTTGGAAGCCAGTCGGCACCTTGGCCATGCCGCTGGAGACGTCGCGCTCCAGCTCCATCATCTCCTCGCGTGTCATGCGTCCGGTGCTGTAGGCCTGCAGCACAGCCGCAGGCAGCTCTGGCGTGGTTGGTCTGGCACCTTGGGGCTGCTCGCCACGCAAGGCCGCGCCACGGGGTAGCATGAGGGTGCCGCCGCGAACGTCGGCCTCAAACTCTGCCGACTCTTCAGGCGTCATTTGTCCGGAGCTGTAGGCTTGGTAGACCCTCGCAATCGCATCCGGCGGTACAGCAGCCATGCTGCTGGCACCAAGAGCACGCTGAAAGGTGCTGGTCGTGCCGCCCTCCGCAATAGTTGGTGCCTGCGCAGGGGCACGCTGTGGGCTGAGGTCGCGCACGCCTTGCGAGACGCGATCGATGTATGCCCTGGTGCGTGGTCCCCAGTTGGCCGGGTTGGTACCGCCGTGGTACTCAGCAGCCGCCAGTTTGATGTCGCCCTTGTTGCGGTCCAGCGACTCCTTGAGCAGCAGGCCAGCGGCCTCGGCTGAGTTCTCTGGGCTGAGGTAGGCGTCCACGCCGTACTTCTTGAGCACCGCCTGGCGGGTGGCCGGGATGATCTGGAATGGGGTTTTTGCGCCTGCCTCAGACACCTGGTCGGCATTGCTGCGCTCGCCTCGTGTGAGAACCGAGACCAGCAAGCCCTGCGGCAGCCCGAGCTTTTGCTCGGTGCCAGCGGCCAGGTCAGACCAAAACGGGTCTTTGTAGCTGGTGGGGGTTTGTTGCGTTGCCATCTTATGGTGCGCCTGTGAACGGGCTTGGCACAGTGACACCGCCTCCGAATGGCGGTGGGTTCACTGGCGTCGTGGGCAGTGGCGATAGATTTTGAGCAGGTGCTGCACCAGGCACAGCGCCTGTTTCAGGGTTGGCAAAGCGCATGTAGCTACGGCCAGACACCGCACGGCCAGCTTGAGCTGCTGCCAAGTCCTGCGCACGCTGGTCCATGAACTGGCGTGCAAAGTCCACGTAGGTGGTGCCTTTAGGCACTTGGATGCCGCCGATGTCGATGTCTTTGTTGGCACGGCCAAGGGTGCCGTTTGAGTTCACCCACTCAGACTTGGCGCTTTCGGCCACCGCCTCGTACTGCGCCATCTTGGCCATGCCGCGCAGGAATGATGCGAGCACGGCTGCATCAGCCGTCTCTGGGGGCAAGCCCTTGAGCGCCAGCTCGATGTCCTTGTCTGTGGCCACGCCTGGTGGCAACGACTTGATGGCCTGCGTGTTGCGCAGCCGGGTGTACTCGTTGCGCAGTTGCGTGAAGCCATCCTGATTGCCGGTGAGGTTTTTCACCTTCTCAGAGAACGATGTCCCTGCGCCCCTACCGCCGCCAGCTGACTCCATGCGGCTGGCCAGATCGAGCATGCGGCCTGCGGCCTGCTCAGAGCCGACGGCAGCCACTGCTGCATCGTTGACGATCTTGGCTGCGTTGGCATCGAGCGTGGTGCCCTTTTGGTTCAGCTCGAAGAGCTTGAGTTCAACGTCAGACTGCAACTTGTCGCGGTCTAATTTCAGCTTGTCTTGATCAAGCACCAGCCTGTTGGAGCGTTCCACGATCTGGCTGTCCAAGTTGCGGATGTTGGCCGCCGTCTGCGTGTTCTCCAGCGCCAGGCGGGTCGGCGTGTTGGCCGTGATCAGCTCTTCCTTGGTCGCGCCAGCCTCGCCAGCACGAATCTCAGCCGGTGCCTTGAGCGCTTGGATGGACGATGTCAGCACCTTGTCGCCGCCAGGCACACCTGCCAGCATGATGCCGATGGTCTTCTGGGCGCTCTGTGGGCTGACCTCGGCCATCTGTGCCCAGGTTTCGTATGCCTTGGCCTGGCCTTCGCGGCCGGCATTGCGTTCTGCCGTGGCGCGCTCGCGCAGGAGCTGGATGCCGATCTGCGGCTGGTTGGCGCTGAATGCCGAGATGACTTGACCACCAAAGCGCAACTGGTTCTGCTGCTGCTCTTTGGACAGCGTCTCAAAGTTGGCGCGCATGCTGGCTGCTTCTTTTTCAGGCAGCAGCATGGCCACGTTGATGAAGTCTCGCGCAGTCGGGTTGGGATTTTGAATCAGTGCATTGACCTGCGTTTGCAAGTTCTGCTTGCGCACCAGCTCCTGCTCCTGCAGTTGACGCTGAGCACCGATGTCGGCAATCGTTGCGCCGATCTTGAAGCCGCCCAAAGCAGCCTCAAAAGGACTCTGGACGTTGAGTGAATAGTTGATTGGTTGGACCATTTGTGGCTCCTTATACCTTGCTGTAGTCCACGGTGAGATAGCCACCGGACTGGCCCACAGCGTCAGGATAGATGCCCAGCACCTCTTGCGCCATCAGACCGATCTGACGACCGCCGCCCCAGGTGTATTCAAACTCGTAGACGCCCAGGCCATCTGACCGGGTGCCGATGCGTTGGATGTTCTTTTTCAGCCGGATGTCGCTGAAGATGTTGCGCAGACCTGGCGTCATTGCTGTGCCAGCCTTGCCTGCGGTCGCACCGTACTGCGCGCCCAAGAACTGAGCAGGCAGGTTCAGGACGTTGGCAAAGGCTTGGCCCTGCGCCAGCTCTGCGCCAGCGCGTGCAGCACCTTGCTGCCCCATCAATCCTGCGATGTCTGCACCGGTTCTCAGGCCAGCCGTGGCCGTGCCTGCAGCCGATGCCTGGCCCATTTGTGCCAAGTTCTGGCTGGTGAGCTGGCCCAGTGATGTCAGGCCGCCAAGGCGACCGTACTGGGTTGCGATTTCTTGCTGCAGCATTTGTGGCCTGAACTGTGCCAATGCGGCTTGGATGTTGCCACCGCGCAGGCCACCAGTGGCCGATGCACGCTGCAGCAGCGCCTCCTCTCCCTGCCGGACTTGAGCCTGAAAGCCTGCGCCCTGCTCAATGCCTGCAATGGCTGCTTGCTGAGCCTCTGGGCCGCGCAGGCCAAGCAATGCCTGCTGCTGCTCCAGTGCAGGCGCTCCGGCTGCAGCGTAAGGCTGCAGGCCACCGATGGCAGTGGTGCCTGCGGTGACGTAGGGCTTGAGGATTTCTTGCACCGCCTCAAACTGGCGACGCTGCTCATCGATGCCAGCCTGTGCAGCTTGCGTTTGTGCGCCTGCCGCTTGACTGGCTGCTCTGCTTTGCACCATGCCGCCGACAACTTGGGTGCCTCCGACAACTAGGGCTGTTACTGGATCAGGCATTGCCGAACTCTTTCATGTAATCTTCAAGCGTCTCGCCGTACAGCTCCATGACTTGTTGCGCCGTTTCAGTGGCGCGCTGAGTGCCGTGGCACAGCGCCACCGTCATCAGCACCACGTCATAGTAGCCTGCACGCCAGACAAACGAGCGTGCATCTGCCTTGCCACTGCGTTCGGCCTGGTCAGATGCTTGCCACTTTAAAATCATCGACGCCACGACAGGCGTCAGGGTTTGCGAGTTTGCAATCCAGAATGTGTTTTGGCTCATGCCGACCAGGGTGTTCCAGATCGCAGCGTTCAGGTCATCACGTTCGACAGCATCACCGTCGGCCACGTCATCAAAGACCTGAATCGCTCCATAGAGCATGAGCAGCCACTCGATGGCTGGCGCAGGTAGCGCAAGAACCCTTTGCAGGTTCAGTCTCAGCCAATCGACACCAGTCATGCGCAACCTTTCAATGGTCGGATGAGCTGCTAGCGGCTCGATAAGCTTAGCCCTTGCATTTTCTCACAATTTGACATTTGGTCAATCCTCGTCTTCTTCCCGGTCTTCCCAGGCTTGGCAGACGCGCATGTCGTTGCAGATGAAGTTCAGCTTCTCGCAGTGGCCACGAAAGCCTGCGCCCTTGTCGTAGGCTGCCATCGGGATGCGCTCGATGCGCACCTGTGCCATCAGGCTGTTGTCGTAGTAGCCGCAGTTGGAGCAGTGCTTGCGCCGTGCGTCCTTCTCGTCGCATTGCATGGCCTCGGCCAGCCCTGCATAGAACTCCTTGTTTGCGCCTGGCTCGTTGGTTGGCACCTCGGGGCCGTAGTTCCAGTCCTGCACCGCAATGACGTAGTTCTTTTTGTTCTCTGCGTTGGTCAGCATCGGCTCGCCCATAGGGATGCCGCCGAACCCGGCAATCATCATTTTTGGCATTTTTGCGTAGTCCATGTGGTGCTCCTTATGTAATCTCGCGGCCAGACACGCGCAGCGTCAGTGCTGTGGCGTTGCTGGCGATGGTGCTGATAAATGCACCGGCATCCAGCTCTTGGCCGACCAGCTCGGGGCACAGGTAGGTCTCGCCTGGCACCACGGTGCGGTCGTCAATGATCAGGTTGGAATTACCTGCGCTGCCGCCCACTTGCACCAGGTTGACGCTGAACGTGCGGTTCACCGTGTCGGTGTTGGTGACGGTGGCCTTGTCGATCAGCGCCTTGGCGGCCGTGGCCGTGTATTGCGTGGTCTGGGTGGCCTCCATCTGCTTGGGAGGCACGAGGGTTTTTACGGTGACGGTCATTTACTGGACTCCTTGGATGTTGTTGGCGACTGTGAGAATAACGGACGGGATGCCTGGATGCGGGGCCACTGCGCCAGAGGCCAAAAGTTGCACGCCAAGGTTGCTGACCGAGTACATCAGCTCAACATAGTCGCCAGCTTTGAGATTGAAAAAGAAGTTCAGCGCCACAAACACTTCGGCATTGTTGCCTTGAACACGCAACTGGCTCGCCGAATTAGTGACATCCACTCCATTGAGTCTGAACCACAAATAGAAATTTTCTGCAGTAGCAACTGATGAATCAAGTTGAATGCTGGTCTGAAAATTGTAGATTCCATCGGTGTCAACATAGACGCGAGATGTCGGCGTTCCTAAATAGACGCCATTGCTCAAGTCGGTGGTGTTGAAGGTGATGGCGGTTGCTGTGTTTATGACCAGTGCCGCCTGCGTGGTGGTGTCGTAAAACGAGCCGTACCGCGCACGCTTGAACTCTCTGGCTGGTGGTGTCATCTGCAGCCCTTCGACGGCTGAGGTCAGTTGAGCCAGCAGTGCCATCACCTGGTTGACCTTGTTCTCCGTTGACGCGATGCTGACCGCAGCGTTTTGGGCCAGTGATGCGATCTGGTCCAAGGCCAGCGTGGCGTTGCCATCGATCACGGCAGAGCTGACAGCGGCCTCCTGCGCCAGCGCAGCAATCATGCCCAGCGCCTGCACAGCAGTTGCCTGGGCAGTGCCTGCAGCGATGTTGATCTCCAGCACCACATCAGGCGCAATGGCGTCGACCGTTGCGAACAACAGCTCGAACTGCCTGATCTGCTGCTGGTCGGTCAGGAACTGCGCGAGCTGGTCGCGGGTCAGGTTTAGCTTGCGGGAGACGGGTGCGGTGGCCATCAGTACAGCAACCCTTCGATCTGCATCTCAAGTCGTGCAAATGCAATATGTGAATCGCTGTCACCACGGAAACGCTGGATGCGCCAGTTGCGCATGTGGCCCTGCTGGAACCATGCCAGGCGCTTGGAGGTGTTGCCGATGGTGCCCACGTAGATGTAGCGGTCCTGGCTGTAGGACAGGCCGTCCAGTGAGTAGCTGGTGCTGATCTGCGGGTTGGTGCCCAGCGCCACTCGTCCGGTCAGGCTCACCAGCTCCATCTTTTGGAATAGTGCGCCCTTGCCCTCGTTGTAGGCAATGATGGTGCCAAACTCCCAGCGCACCTGCTGCCCCCAGTGGCTGCCGATGTCGTCCACCAGATAGCCGATGGTGCTGGACTGCGGGTCGCCCACCAGCCACTTGTCGTATGCCCAGACGAGGTTGCGTGCTCGGTACTGCGCAAAGCCCACCACCGTGGTGGTCAGGGTAAACCACACCTGATCGCCCAGCGCCTCGGATGCGGCTGCGTCATAGACGATGGTGCGGTCTGGCAGGTGCACATACAGGTGCTCGTGCGCCTTATCGTTGCGTGCCTCCATCTTCACCACAGCCAATTGCACCTCAGTGTAGGTCTGCAACAGCTCGTCGATTTCCTGTGTGCTTATTTTTGTTGCAGTCGCGTTTGCGCCGAGGTAGATGCCTGGGGCTTCGTTGCGGCCGCTGCCCAAAAAGGCGATGCGGTCGATGTAGACGCAGCAGGAAAAGGTGCCGACCACGCCCTTTTGGATTTGAGCGCCATCGATGCGTGCGAACGGAAACAGCTCGCCGCCAGTGTTGTCGAACACCTCGATGGTGTTGCGGTTGAGAGCGTAGACCTCGTTGCGCAGCTTGAGCAGCGCGACCACGGGGTCGGGGTCGACCTCGGAGCTGCCGTACTTTAGCGGGTTGACATCCAGCGGATTGGACAGCTCGGTGACGATCAGGAACTCGCCGTCGGTGGTCATGAAGTAGCCGTCCACCCAAACAACATCAAGCACGACGCCAAGGTCTGGATCGGTCACTTGAGTAAGTGCGCCGTTCCAGTAGTACAAGCGCCCACCGGATGCAATGGCCAGGCGGTCGAAGCTGTAGTCCATGGTCACCAGAGTGTTGACGGGGCCGCCAACGTCACCGAGCACTGTCACAGCGCCATTGCTGGCCACGGTCACGAGCTTTGTACCCATGACGCGGTAGCAGACGCCGTTCCAGTTGATGCCGCCACGGTCGATGCCTGGGCCGCTGCCGTTAGCCACGAGGCCATCGCCTGGTCGCAGGTAGCCGGTGCTGATGCCGCTGTTCTTGGGCACCGGCACCATGTTGACCGGGTAGGACGTGCGAAAGTCCGGTCCGTTGTCCGTGTAGATGCCGTTGAGAATTGAGATTTGCATGGTTACTTCTTAGCCTTGTTTCGGGCCGAGATTTTCTTGGCCTTGGCCTGTGCGTCAGCTTTGCTTGACGCGCCCCAGGCTTTCAGACTGAGCAGCAACCTGGTCGGCTCGCCGTCTTTGTACTCAGGGCCGGGGTTGTTTCCCATGCGTGCCAAGAACGACGCCCTGCGTGGGTTGTCGCCGGACTTGACAGGCGGCTTGATGTTCTGGCCTGCAGCCTTTAGGCTGGCGCGCCCAGCAGCGTTCAAGCCGCCCTTGGGGTTCTGCCCCTCCTTGCGCTGCCATGCCGGTGTTTTCATCGGAACCTCGCAACCTTGGCAGCCACCTTCTTGGGCTGCTTGACAAATTGCTTGCCTGCCTTGGTGCCCTCGCGCTTGGCCTTGGTGGTGGCAGCATACTCAGCCGACGACAAAGCCTTGATGGCTTTTTCGGGCAGGTAGCGCTCACCGGTCTCGCTCGACGGCTTGCCGGACTTGGTGCGCCACTTTTGCGCGCCCCAGTCCTTCAGGCTTTTTTGCGGGGCTTTCATGACTTGTAGCCTCCGCCCTTTGCCTTGTACTCCTTGGCCAACAATTGCGCCTTGCGTGCAGACCACTCACCGGCAGCAGTGCCCTGCACCGATGCGCCTTTGATCTGCTCAAACAAACGCTTGCGCATCGTCGGCTTGGTGTAGACCCCAGCCTTGTTGACGGAGGACTTGGGCTTGGTGGCCATTACGCGGCCACGCCTTTGATGACTGCGAAGTTAAACACAGGCTGCTCAGTGGTCGTGCCGCCAGTGGTGCGAAATGTGATGTTGAAACTGCCAGCCGCCACCGCAGTGACCATCAAGTCGTACAGGTCTGTCCCTGATTTTTGACTCAAGACGATGACATCCGTTGCCGCCACAGTGCTATTGGTCACAGTAAAAGTTGTCGCACTGGTTGTGCCTGCTGCGCTGAACAGGGTTATCGCACCAGTTGTTTTATCAAGCGTCACACCTGTGGTTCGGCTTGTGCCTTGGGTGACTGCACCGCCTGCGCCTGTCGCATAGCCAATGCCTGCGGTGCCAGATGAAGTGACTGCACCAGTGGCCGCCAGACTTGTGCCTGTGGCCGCACCGATGTTTGGGGTGACCAGTGTTGGTGTGTTTGCAAATACGTTCGCACCTGTGCCAGTCTCATCGGTCAATGCTGCTGCGAGGTTCGCCGATGTGAATGAACCCAAGGATGTGGCGTTGCCGACTGAAGTTACAGCGCCAGTAAGGTTTGCGTTTGTGGTGACATTCCCTGCTGTAAGTCCAGCCGCAGTGCCTGTGATGTTTGTTCCAACAAGTGCAGATGGTGTGCCGAGTGCGGGGGTTACCAAGGTCGGGCTTGTGTTAAACACCAACAGACCTGTGCCGGTCTCATCTGTCATTGCCGCCCGTAGATTGGCACTGGTTGGGTTGGTCAACCATGCAGCAATACCTGCAGCCAAAACTGTCTCAGCATTGATGTTGTACCAAGAATTTGTCGGCTGGTAAAAGCGATAAACAGCCGCGCACCCTGCGCCCAAAGCTGTGACTGCACCATAAATGGCAGATGCGCCGTTCAAGGCAATGGTCAGCGAGCTGATCTCTTGCGTTGAGGTGATGAGCACCGTAGTGCCATCAGGCACGCCAGTGTTAAGGGGCAGGGTAATCGTTCCTGATGCTAGCGTTCCAGCGGGTTGCAACAGCATCCACTGTTGCTGGCTGACTGGTGTCGGGACGGTGATGTTGAACCCGCTGCCAGGCACATAGAGATTTACTGCCAGCGTGGGGCTGGCAAAGGTCTGCTGAAAATACTGCAGCAGCGCATTGATCGACATGCGCCGAGCGTCGCCGTTGTTCGGGGTATAGACGGGAATCTGATCGCCAGGTGAGACCTGGCCGATGACGGGTAGTTGATTGATGGATGGCATGATGGTCCTTAGTTGTATGTCAGTGGCCCATCAGGGCCAGCGTCCACTGGGTTGTAAGGCGGTCTGATGAACGGGTTGTCGTAGACGCGCCAGGGCTTGTTGCCTGCGCCTGCTGGCATGGTGGCTGGCAGTTGCTGCTCCAGCGGGAACGTGGCGCGCTGCAGCAGGGTGTCGTAGCCTTGCTTGCCGGTGGCCTTGGTCTCGGGCATCACCACCTTGCCATAGCTCGGGGCCAGGCGCACAGCCAAGTTGCAGATGATGGCCTCATAGGCCGAGTCGGGGACGTTGGTTTCCTCATCGATGCCGCCGTCTTGGGGGCTGGACGGGATCGGGTAGCCCAGCCGGATGCCCTTGCCGTTCCAGTCGGCCATCATGGCATCGAGCCTGCGCCTGGCAGTCTCAAGCTGCTCAGGCTGAAGATCAAAGGCATAGGACGCAAGGCCGATCTCTTCGAACGCTGCGCTGATAAATTGGCGCTTGCTGTAACCCATGCTAGGCTCCTTGTGCCAGTGCTGTGGCGATTAAGCCACTTAGCTTTTTGTCTGTGGTGCGACCGTTGAACGGGATGCCCAGATCGGTGGCCTTGGCCTGCAGCTCGTCGCGTGTCGGTGGTGCATCGTCCTGTGGTGCATTTTGCACCTCAATGGTCGGGGCATTCATAGGCGATGGAAAGCAGACCTTTGAGGCTTTGCGCTCAATGGCCTGCTGCTTTTTAAAGCGTCGTTTTTGCAGCCGCAACTCTTTCCACGGGGCAAGAGTCTTGTCTTTTATGATAGCGGCTGACTTGATCATTTCATCTTCTTCATCGGTGCTTTGCTGGGCTTGCCTGCGGCTTTCGCTGCCTTGCTTGCCACGTTCAAAGACATTGCCACGGCTTGCTTTTGGGGCTTGCCGGACTTCATCTCCATTGCAATATTTTTACCGATGGTCTTTTTTGAGTAACCTTTGGTCATTGGCATGATTCGCTCCTAAGTGAGACAGGCCAACATTTCTGCTGGCCTGTCGGGGTTTATCAACCGATACGATAGACGACGAAGGTGTCAGCCGCAGTCTTGCGGCAACGGAAGCGTGCAGATGCACCAGACGTTGCAGCAGTTGCGGCAGCACCCACGATGGTCACGTTTGTGTTGACCGTGAGGGTCAAAGCAAATGCAGCCAAAGTGATGACGCTGAAGTCAAACGAATCACCAATCGCCCACTCAGTTGCCAGATCAAGGTTTGCACCTGTTGGCAGTTGAATGTCGCGTGATGCGGTTGGGGTAGCGGTAATGATGCCAGTCAACACGTTAGCGGCAGTTGCCGCCATCGAGCCACCGTCAGCAATGTTGGCTGGCGCATCTTGAGGTTGCCAGTTGCCATTGTTGGTGATGGTAGGCGCAACACCCACTGCATAGTACGCACCCGATGCACCAGCTTGAATTGTCACGCTGGTGGCATTGGTGAATGCGCTCGACACATAGGTGGTGTTTTCAACCGTAGTCAGCAAATCCTGTGAATCAGGAAAGTTGGGGAAACCAACTTCTTGAAACACAAGTGCTGGTGAATACGCCTGCACAGCGATTTTCTCGCCAGCAGGCACAGTGACGGTGGCCGTGCCTTGGGTAAAAATTACGTTATAGCTCATGATTCACTCCTTACTGACCGAACAGCAAAATGCCAGACATTTCTGGCTGCTTATTGACCACGCCGAACAAGGTATCGAGACGATACTTGGTCTTCATCGTGTTCACATCGTACTGCTTTTGCATCACCAGCTCGATGCCCTGGTCGGTGCTTGCACGCATCACTGCGACACCAGCGTTTGAAGGCACTGCGTAACGGCCAGGCAGGATTTCCAGCGCATCTTTCTGCCAGAAGCAGTTGATGGGTGCTGCGTTGACGTTCAAGCGTGTGATGGTGCGGCCAGCGGCTGCAGTCACGATACAGTTTTGATACTGCAACTCAGCGTCAGTGCCACCCTGTGCCGAGATGATCGGAGGGGTGATCACGCAGGTCGTAGCATTGGTCACGCTCACCACACGGAAGGTCTTGGAGAAACCAGTGCCCTGTTTGGTGATGTGATGCACAGCCTCAACGCCTTGAATCTGGATTGGCGTGCCTGCTGGCAGGTCAGTGGTGCTGGAGACCGTGATGGTCTGGAAGCGGTTGTCCACGTTCTGGGTTTCGCCAGTGATAGCGGTCTGGGTTGCTTGTGGCACGTAGTAGTTGCCAGCCGCAGCCAAGGTGCTCATCGTTGGGTCTGCACCAGTGCGAGCCGCGATGCGGTTTGCGTAGTCCAGCTTGTAGGTGTCAAAGCCTGCAACCATGCCGACGTACGAGCGCTCGAAAGCGTTGTTCGACTTGCTGCCTGCGAAGCTGCGAGACACGGATGCGCCACCAGCTCCACCAGCGATATTGCCAGCGATGCCGTTGTAGTCGCGTGAGGACAGGGCCATGTAACGGTCAAAGGCTTGGACGCCCTGCTCGTTCATGATCGAGTCGCACAGTGCGATGTCGTCGTAGTCACCAGCAGCGGTGTTCACGGTCACGACCAGCGAGCCTTGGGCTGCGGCCACGTTCATGATAGCGATGTTGATGTCGGAGGCCAGCTTTTGCTTTGCAGCTTCGCCCAGGCGACCTTCTTGCAAGGCATCACGCAACTCAAGTGCGTCCAAGATGAACGGCACAGACTTTTGAAAGCCGAGCGTTGCAGGGACGGAGAGCTGGGTGTAAGCCGTGAAGTTGCCGGTCTGGTCCATGCCATCGTACGACTGTGCGATGTAGGGCTGGGGACGGTAGATCACGTTGTTGGTGCGTTCCATCATCGAGCCGTCGGTGTTGTAGACGGACACGTTGCGGGACAGTACCAGCGCGTCGTTGAAGCCTTCGAGGATGTCCTCGAACGCGACGCGCTCTTCTTTGGAAAATGCATTAGACATTTTGGTTTCCTATTCAAAAAAATTATTTGGAAGCTGATCGTTTCTGCGCTTTGTACTGGATGACTTTCGTCATGTTTCCAGTCCTTGCTGCTTCTTCTCTCAGCCGATCAAGGGTTGAGTCCACCGCGCCAGATGATCGTCCAGTTCCCGAGACAATACGCTCCGGTGCGGGTGCTGCCCTGCGGTTTGTAACTTTCAATTCTTTCTCCAGTTTCGCTACCGCAAAGGCAAACTTCACGGGGTCGGTTAATGTTGCGAGTTCCGCTGCCTTTTTCGGGTTCTTGCCGAGTGCATAAATCACCAGGGCCGGATTGTCCGAGCCTTGCAGGACGATGCCTTGCTGGGTGACGTTCAAGACCTGCTGGACAGTTTCCTCAGCATCCTCGTAGTCACGCACCTTCAGCTCGGCTTTCGCCTTGCCGTAGGACTCCAGCTTGCTTTGCCAGGCTTGCTGCTGCGCTTGCTCGGCCTGTCGAACCTTGTCGGTCTCTAGGTCGTGCTGGCGCTTGCGGTCATGCCAGGCGTCCATTGCTTGCTCGTATCGATCCGCATCGTAGTCGTGGTCCTCCAGCTTCGGCTTCGGTCCCAACGTCACGACCGGCTTTTTCTCAGTCGTTGTGGCCGTCAGCTTGGCTTCGAGTTCACGAATCCGGCGCTCTTTTTCCCTGTTCGCTTTACGCAGCTCGCGCACCCATTCCGGCGCACGGACTTCCTTTTCGGCGGGGGGCGCTTCCTCGCCAATGGAGACGACAACCTCGTCCGACTCCTCCTCCTGCGTTTGCGTCTCGCCGTCGTTCAGTTGGTCGCTGGTGGCATTGTTCTCACCAGTTTCAATCTCAACTTCCTGCGGCTCGTCCTCAATCGCTACGGTTTCGTCGACTTGGCTCTCATCAACAATCACTGCCCTTTTGTTCATCGGTTGACCCCATCAAACTCACCCATTGGTACGGCTGGGTGGATACCGTTTCCCACATTCTCACCCATTTGCCATCATCTGACAACGGGTTGAATTTCTTGGCCCATGACAGCTTGCTGCGCTGCCTCGATTTCGGTCAGCACTAGGTTCTGCTGCTCCAGGCTGGTCTTGGCCAGCGTCTCGGCCGTCTTGGCACGAGACAGGCCGGCGTCGGCCACGGTCTTGATTGTGCTGGCGCGCGCCTGGGCTGCCTTTGCGATGGCCTCCTCGGCCGCAGCCTGCAGGAAAACAGCATTCGGGTCTTGGGGCTGGCCCTGCAGCTCGATCATCATCTGCTCGGCCTCTTGCTCGGTCGGCTTGACCACGCCCATGCGCAGCAGTTTCTTGCGGAAGAAGTCGCGCACGTCACCGATGCCCTCGCCCTCCATGTTCAGCATGGCCATCGCCTGCAGCACCTGCTTGGTCTCTGGGTCGTCGCTGATGGCCATCATGCCGGTCAGCGCCCGGACGGTCGCCTGTCGCTTGCTTGAGCTGGACGGGCCGACATCGACGATCACGTCAAACTTGGCCTGGCTCAGATCGTTTTGCATGACCACCTCGCCGGTCTCGCTCACCATTGGCTGCATCAGCTCGACCGTTTCCACGTCCTCGGTCCTGCCGATCACCTTCATGCGTCTGCCCTCTTCGACGTAGATGTCCTTGGCCATGCTGAGCCAGATTTCGCCGCAGCGCTTCATGCCCTTGGCAAAGTTGCTCATGTAGATGTAGGTCTGCATGTCCACGCGGGTCTGGATCATCTCGACGGCCTTGCCGGAGATGTTGCTCACCATCTTGTCGGCCTGCTGCGAGCTGCCCAGGATGTCCTGCATGTCCTGTTCGGTGATCTGCAGCAGGGCTGCCATCGCTGGTGGTATCTGTGCGCTGCGGGTGTAGGCCACCGGGCCGCTGACAGTCTGGCTGCCGTCGGGTGCCGTGATCGGGTTCACCAGCAGGTAGGGGAAGTTGCGCAGGTTGTCGTCTGCCCACATGAGCTGGTGGCCAGAGACCTGCTCAGGCGTGAGGATGGGCTTCTCGACGCTGGACAGCGCGCTGATCTCGCCCAGCTTGCTGAGCTGCATGTTCTTGAGACGCTGTGCATCCTTGGCCAGGCGCACGTGGCCCATGCAGCGCTCGATGTTGTCGACAAACCAGCGCTTGCCGTAGACCGGGACGATGGGGATGCAGTTGCCTGCAATGTAGCCTGCGTCTTCGAGCACCTTGCCGCCGGACATGATGTATTTATGCACGCGCTTACGCTTGATCTTGCGTCGTCGCACTTCGCGGCTGCCGATGGCGTTCAGGGTTTCTTCGAGGTTCTCGTCCTTGTCGAAGTCGATCTGGCGGTAGCGCTCCTCGGTGCCGTCGATGGCTCGGAAGATGCGGATGGTCTCGTTGACCTCCTCGACCTTGTAATACTCAGCGATAAACACCACGTCAGGCGTGGCCCAGTCGAACTCGTACTGGTGGATGATCTTGGGCCAGTCGGTCGGGTCGTCGCCCCATTCCTCTTTGTAGCTGGCCCTGGTCATCGAGGTGACCACGAAGCAGGACTTGGCGTCCGACTTGTCTTGGCGCTTGCTGTTGAGGTCAAAGAACACCGAGCTGTCGGCATCGAAGATCGGCTCCATGCGGATGCGCTGATACTCGTTTTCCTCGTCCTCATCGTCCTCGTAGACGGTGCGCAGACGCCAGGCACCAAAGCCGCCGCCCACTGCCTCCTCGAAGGCGTTGTCGTAGGCCTCGTCGGCCACGCTGTCCTGCTCGTCGGCACGGTATAGGCCGTCGCAGGTGTCGGCCAGCTTGTCGTTCTCGCCGTCCTTGCTGACGTAGTCAACGGTGATGCGGTTGTTGCGGTACTCGTTGACGATGCGGATCACCGACAACATGATCTTGTTAACCTCGAACTTGGGCTTGTTCTCGTATTGGTCCCAGAGTGGCCCTTCCCACTGCGCACCGCACAGGCTGTAGAAGCGCCGGTCTTGCAGGCACTGCAGGCGCTCATCGCGCAGGGCAGTCTGGATGTCGTTAAATTGCTTTAGCGCATCGTCGTGCAGCGTGCTTAGGAATTGCTCTTTTGAAATGCGCGCCATATTTTCGCCCTTGTTTCAAGTATTTTCTCACCATTTGCTGTTCACTGGCAATGGCGTGAAGTTTATGGACCGTGTAATGGGTACCGCCCTGCGCACGCCCTCGCAAGCATATCGCAGCGCATCGATGACGTGATTCTTCTTGTCCTGGAGCACTGGCAGCACCTTGCCGGTCAGCGGGTCGGTCTTGTAGCTGTAGAACGTCAGCTCGTCGATGGTGTGCGTGCAGCGTGGGTGCACCACGATGTCGTAGGACTTGAGCCACTCGACGCCCTCCTCGACCGACTTGGCACCTTTGACCGCGCCCATGATCTTGGGGAAGCCGTGCTTGCGCATGTGGCTGATCGTCTCGGGCCTGGAGCTGTCGGCCACGATGGGCCACTTCTCGGCCTCGGGCACTTGCATGAACAGCTCGGGTGTGTTGATGATTTCGCAGCCGACCATGTAGGCCTCTTCGTCGATGTAGAGCGTGCGGCCAATGATGTGGCAGCGCACCAGGACGGTCGGATCGGTGGCAAAGCCCCAGTCTGCGCCAAGCCGGTGGATGGCGTCCTTGGGTGCCTCGAACTCCTCGACGCGCCAGTTGCGGAAGACGCGAGCGCTGCTGTTCTGCAGGTAGCCACCACGCCAGACGTGTGCGTACTTGTCCGGGTCGCGCGCCAGGTCGTACTCCATCTCGGCGCGCAGCACATCGGGGAACCAGGGGTTGTCGTCGAAGTTGACATCGATCACCGTGGCGTCTGGTGGAGGCTTGTCGCCACGCAGCAGGTGATCGACTGGGTCGCTGGCCTGGCTCGGGTTCCAGGTGAACCACAGCTCGGAGCCTGGCTTGCGAATGGTTGGCCGCAGCAGGTCCAGGCTGCGCTGGGACAGCGACTGCGCCTCCTCGACCCAGGCTCGGTCGTAGCCTTCGAGTGACTTGATCGAGTCGGCCGTGTGGTTCTGCATGCCCTGGAAGATGATCAGACCGTCGCCCTTCTTGGACTTGATGACGGCCTCCTGTACCTCGAAGTACGCGCCAGCGTTCATCTGCTCGATCTTGAGTTCGAGCAGGCGCTTGACGGACTGGGCCAGTGATTTCTGGACCTCGCGCACGCAGACGCTGCGGCTGGTCTGGTCCATGATGTGGGCCTCGATCATCATCTCGGCAAAGGCGTGGGACTTGCCCGAGCCACGGCCGCCGTGTGCGCCCTTGTAGCGCGCCGGCTGCAGCAGCGGCAGCGCCCATTCTGGTGTCTCGATGCGCAGGGTCGTCACTTCTTGACCACCACGCGCTCGATCTTCTGGATCGCCAGTGGCCGATCTGGATCGCCAGTCAGCTCCAGTTTGTCGCCGAACTTCTTCGGGGCCAGCTTGGACAGCAGCCACTTGCGGGTGTCCACCTGCAGCTTGGCGCGCTGCACATCCATCGGCACCTTCTTTTTCACCACCACCGGCTTGCCATCTTTGCCGACTACCTGCTCCTCGATCTCCTCGAATGCCTGGTCAGCGATGGCCATCGTCTCGTTGGCCAGCAGCTCGATCAAGTCCTCGCGCGCGCGCGCGTACTCTGCAGCAAGATCGGCGTCCTGATTCAACCACAGGTTGAACGTGCTTTGATTCACGCCAGCGACCTGGCAGGCCTTGAAGGCGCTCATGCCGCTGCGCATCCCAGCGAGCACCAGGTCGGCGACCTTGCGCCGGTCTGGACTTCCTGCCGTGGTTTTTTTCTTGGTCACCATGTCACCACCTCGTCCAGAGTAGGAACGCCTAGATCGCCAAGACGCCGATCCACCAGCCTGCTGCGACGAACAGGACGGTGGCCAAAACCCAGAGCAGTGTTTCGTGTGATTTCGTGGTCATGCTGCATTCTCCTCCAGTTCGATCAGCTTGTCCAAGTAGTGCCTGGCTTTGCGCAGGTCGTCCAGGCCTCCCTTGTCACGCCATCGGCTGACGTACTTGACGATGTTGCCCTCGAAGTACCCGAGGCCGTTGGCCGCGATGTAGTCCCAGGGCTGGATGGTCTTGGCCTTGTAGTGCTGGCCGCCGACCTGGGTGTCGTTGGCCGAACTGATCACTGCCATCGCATCACGCATGTCGTCAACGGCCTGGCGCAGTCGTTGCGAATCACCATTTCATCGGATCTCCGCTCACTCCTCGCGCTCCGCCGGATGCGTCGCCGGCTCGGCGAAATACTCGGCGATCTGGGCGCGGAGGCGGGCGTTTTCGGCGCGCAGCCGCTCGACCTCGGCCCGCAGCCACTTAATCTCCTCGACGCCATCTCGGATCGCCAAGCCGCACGACGGTGGGTGTATGGCGTCCCCCTTGGGGGAAACCCTCAGCATCTCGTCTGCGCCGCGACACAGGCCTTCTGAGATCGACAGCAATAAAGGCAGTTGAGCTTCCCTTGGACGGGTCATGGCTTGTCCCTTTCGTAGAAGTGGCAATCCGCGACAGGAAAGTTGTTCTTGCGGTAGATGTCACCGCCTCGCACCCTGATACCGCCAATCGCGTGCCACCATTTCGCCGCTGGCAATTTGGGCAACTCAGGATCTGGCGCCTCGCAAAATCCGACCCCTGTTAACCGGCCACTCTCATGTCGCCGCCAAGCCGCATGCCGGCACGACAGGCATAGATGCTTGCTCATCGTCCATCCTCCACCGGATGCGTCGCCGGCTCGCGGAAATATTCGGCGATCTGGGCGCGCAGGCGGGCGTTCCAGGCGCGCAGTTTCTCGACCTCGATCCGCGCCTCGTCGCGCTCGCGGGTCAGCCGCTCGACCTCGGCGTCGATGCGGCGGGTCATGACGACTTCTTGAGCGGCTCGTGCAGCCGCTCCAACCCCGCAGGTCGAGGCCCCTCACGGTCAAAGACGAGACTGTCGAGCCGTTGCATCGCCTGCCGGACGAAGTGCGCCATCTCGGCAGATCCTCCCATCTCAAACTTGCCAGACTTCATCGCGCCGCCGAGCGTTTCCAAGTATTCGCGGGCCGCGGCTCGTAGCGCATCGCGCTCCGCGCGCACCCTCTCGATTTCGGCCCGCGCCTCGTCGCGCTCGCGGACCACCGCATCGAGTGCGGTCTGAAGCTGCTTGAGCGCTCCTCGCAGC